CCTGTAAGCATGAAAGAATGAGTGCTTCCATAGATGAACGTTCCGTTCCGAGTCGGCTTACTTCCGTCCCATAGGGATGAACGTAAGGTCATTATAGACCTATTGCATTATATAGGCAAGTCTTTTTGTAAAATGTAATACATTTTAATCTCTTTGTCTCCAATCGTCAGGCTTATCTCTATCTTCCGAAAAGAAATCTACAATATCATCAACACTTTCAAATCTACGAATACCAAAACGTTCGTGACCCAATCCACCAATGTCAAGTTGATTTAAAAAATCATCCATATCACCCTTCTTCATGTCGGGATTTTCTGCTGTTCTTCTTGCTTGGCGGAGCATTGTACCTGCGGTCCTATTTGCCTTGGCAAGTTTCTCTGCCCAAATCATATCATCTAAAGTGACTTCTTGATGTTTAGCAATTTTGTCGCAGATTGCTTCCAAACGAAGTCGATATTGTGTAGAGAGCATATGTAGTCTCCATATAGGGTTATTTAGTATTCAAATCAATATGGAAGAGATTTTAATCCATCCAAAACTTCTTGAAATTTTTCTGCGCGAGTCTTGTGATGTTCAACATTCTTCTCCAGAACATCCACAATGTCATCTAAAATAGTGTCTGCCGAAGCATCAGTATTAAAATACTGTTGAATTGCTTCAGCAAGGTATCTATGCCTATTCCATTCCATACTATAAGGTTTATATGTCATGATAAGAAAGATATATTTTTCAATTATAGAAGGAAAAATTTATTTTGTCAACCAATAGTATCAAAGAAAAAAACTTGGGTGAGTCTACCAGTTTCAACAGAATCTCCAAACCCAGGAATCATACTTCTATGATATAGAGTTCCGCGATATAATATTAATCTATTATATACGTTACCCATCATTGTCACTAATTTTTTTTCTTCATTATAAATTCCTGTTCCAGAATTTATTGGAGCACCTGGAGTTAAAAATAATACTCCTGCCCATTCAACATCATCTTTATGAATCCAAGTGGAATCATCTCTTAAACAAAGTTGAAATCTAAAACAATCTCTATCTCTCCTAAATTCAATTTTTTTTCCTATTACTGGTTCTATTTTTGCACGCACCATTTCCTGGTAGTCATGGTCTGCTGCATCTGTACGACTACCAGGAAATGTTCCAGTATTTTTAAATGGCAAACAAATAACAGAAGACCTTACCAAATCTGGTTTATCTAAAAAATTATCAATTATAATAGTATCAATTTTCATTTATGATTATACTTATCGGGATTCTTCTCTGAATCGTAAATAAAAAATGCAAATGGGAACAATAATGAAATTCCCAAAATAGTCCCAACTACAATAGGACCAAATGCATCAACAATTTTAGCAATCATCTTTCTATGTAACTAAGTGTATGATTCGTAGCATATAATTGTTCGATTATCATATCACACCCAATCTTTGGGTTACAATCGCCGCATGTAAATAGATCTACTGCAGCCTCTCCCTTTTCTGGCCAAGTATGAATACTAATATGACTTTCAGACAGCAAAGTTAGTACAGTAACTCCTTGAGGATCAAATTTTTTAAAAATTGTATTAACTACAGTAGCGCCGCTAATACTAGCTGCTTCTTCTAATAACTTTATTAGGTATTCTTGATCGTCTAACAATACAAAAGAACACCCATACAAATTTAATAAGTAATGTTTCCCCATCTCTACTTTAAATATTTGACATTTTTTTATTTAGAATTGTTGTACAAGACATAATCTTGACTGTATACATCTATAAATTTTTGATGCCTTAAACAATAGTCATTAAAAATCTTACAACATAATTCATAGTTTTTAATTTTTAAATACTCACCATCCATTAAATTTTTTTTCTTTATTGGAACTTCGCAACCAATAAAATCAGATATTTTTTGTTCAAAAAACTCATCGATTCTAATAAGATTAATGTCAAAGTTTATTTTTGATGGTTGAAAGCAGTAATCTATAAATCTAAACTGTGGCAAAGTATGCCCATCAAATATAAATTTTTTGTTTCTTAACTCTAATAATATATCTCTAGAGTTTGGTGTAGAAAGATAAACCCCAACCTCGCTAAGAAATTGATTGAATCCAGAAATCCATCTATCCTTTGGATGCCTAGTAACAACTAAAATTTTATATTCTTTTTTATATTCTTCTGGTATTTCTAAATCAAATTGACTCTGAACATTTGGTACTTGGTACACAGGTTCAAAGTCAATTAAATTCTTTAAAGAAGTTGATGCATTTTTTGATATTGGTATGTATAGAATTTTATATCTTTTAGATATGTAAAATGCATCAAATTCAACTGTCTCTATACCATCTGGTGTATAATCTAAAAAATATTTTTTAGATACACATTTATCTATTTGTTCCCTATACTGGTCCCAATCAAAATTATAACAATCAGATGAGTTCATCCGAATCGCCACCATATTCATCCAGAAGATTTTTTACTACATCTTCTGTACCATCAATAGTTTTTACTTTGTATAAAGAAGATCTCATATATTTTTTAATCTTCTTATATTCTTTTAGAAGTTTATTAACTTCATTATCATTAATAACAACTACTGCCTTACCATTTTTAGGTTTATCCGCGCCAAATCCACTAGACATCACTCCCCCCTTTTTTTACTCTTAGTTTCTTTTGGAGTTATATTCCAAAGTTTAGGGTTAACTCTTCCTTCCGATTGTTTATACCACTTTAATCCTTCTCTATACAGATCCCAATAATAATCAAAAATGTCTATCTTTTTATTTGCGATAACAATATCATAACAAAGTGAATCATCAATACAATAATGCACTAGATATGCATTGTAAGGTAGATTTCTATCATTAGATAATTCAGGATCACAATTTTGTTGAAGAATTTTGATATTCAAGAGCGACCTCCCCATTGAATATCTGGGTATGCCTCAGCAACAATATCTTTAGTAATCTTATATTTTTCTTGAAGTTTTTTGTCCTTAACAAGAACCATAATCTCAGCTTCTTTTGGATGAAGTCCTTCAAGCATTTGAATAAACATAGTCTCTCTACGGAGACTTGACAAAGATGGGTTACCACCTTGAAGATAATTATAAAAGTTCTCCCACTCAATGCGAATGGAAGTTGCCCTGTTACGGATAAATTCATCTGCATTAGAAAGTCCTTGAACTTTGTTCAATTTTTCTACTGATGCAGATAGAGTATCATTAAATGCAGATTGCTCCTCAACTCTTGAGTAAGGAACATCTCCTTGTGGCAATAGTGAGATTGCCGTATCATCAAAATTCCAAATAAGAATTGCAGTAAGTCCTTCATTTCTATATTTTTGAAGGACTTCTACTTTTTTTACACTAGATCTTTGCTTAGAAACTAATTCTAAAATTTCAAATTGAAAAGAATTTGGTTGCAATTCAATAGGAGATTCAGTCTTCGTCTCCTTCTTCGTCTTCGTAATAGTCATTTGTGTTTTCAAATCGTACAGCTACTATTTCATCGGGAATAATATTCCCATTTTCATCAAACATTTCGGGGTGTGTATAAGCAATTGCAGTTCCTTCATAGAAGTGTTGCTTTGCGATCCATCCGATTACTCCACCCAAAAATAAAAACATTATTGAGAATAGGGCAGAGAATGTGAGAGTTACTGCTAACATTGGACTTCTCCCGAGAGTTATAGTTTGTTAATAATACCAAGTGAAATTTCAAATCGGAAGTGTATCTCTCGTTTAAGGAGCGAGATTACCTTCCCAAACATTATACCAAATGTTCTAGGTTCTGGTGCCTTCTCCCTCCTGCTACGATGTCGCAACATTAACTCAAATCCACGATTAATATCAGAGGATTCAATTTTATTTATTTGACTTTTTCCTTCTTCCTGGTCGTTTGTCATGACTATATCTCCAGGCATCTTGAAGAATACCATAAAGATATTCTTTTATTTTCCTTGCTTGTGGTTTTGGTATATGACCATACGCCTCACGAAGAAGTTTATGTTCTGGATCTTGACCTCCTTTTAAATATTCATCTAACTCTAAAATTAGACTGTTAATGCTTTCTGCTGTTTTGCTGTCAATAAATTGCTCAGCATGACGACGCTTTGCATTATTTGTTTTGAGGTATTGATAGAAATTTAATATAAACTTTCCTTGAAAAGCAAAGTCTACTGCCTTCTCCACGTCGTAATGGAGTGTGACAACTTCTTCTTCCATGAAAACGAATGCTCCCATTTGTAAATTATATATCAAAAAGTAAAATTAAACAACTGTTTCGTTTCGTAAAACCAAAGATAATCGAGAGAAGAAGAATTTAAAGTCCTAAATGCATCTTGTGGGGTTTC